ACCGATTTGTCCGTCGTATGGGTCCCCAATGGAGGGGATTGGAAAGATTTGACAGACTACCTTCCCGCAACCCAATTTAGTGATGTGCCGGCTCGTTTGATTTTTAAGAAACCAGATGGGGGTAAGGCATTATCTAAGTTGAAAATGGAGTGTGGAATGGTTGACACTTTAGCCGCGTCATTCTTTGGTGCTAAGTACAATTTGTCCTTCGAAACTTTTGAAGGATTGTGTATGGCACCACTCGTCACTGAGACAAAAGGCCCTCTAATTGGAGGATTTCATCTTGGTGGTAAGAATGGAGAAACACGTGGTTGTAGTGGTCTTCTGCTGAAGGGTGATTTTGAACGTGCCTTTGAACAATTGAAGAAGAAACCGAATGTGGTTTTGTCCAAGAGTTCGGGTACTATTCCCACAAAGCTTTACGACGTTCAATTTTTCGAGAGCACAGAAGTTCATCCCAAGAGTCCTATAAATTTCCTGCCGGAAGGTACAAATTGTAAATTCTATGGTCAGGTTAAAGGACGTGCATCATATCATTCTGATGTGGAAGACACTGTCATTTCTGCATACGTGGAGGACGTATGTGGGGTTCCCCAGAAATGGGGGGGCCCCAAGTTTCGTTCAGGATATCCCTGGCAAGCATCACTGCAGTATTCAGCAAAACCGTCATGTGGTATTGAAGGTTCTTTGTTGGAACTTGCTGCAGATGATTATTTACAGGGTCTTCTTGACGAATTGGATAAATTTCCCTCTATGAAAAGGAGGGTGAAACCATTAACGGAAATGGAGACTGTATGTGGTATTGATGGATTACGCTTTATTGATAAGATGCCACCTTCAACTTCTGTGGGTTACCCGTTAACGGGTCCGAAGTCTAATTATCTTACACTTTTGGATCCGACTGATCATCCTACCCATCAATGTCCTGCTGTATTGGATCAGCGTTTTTGGGACCATGCATATGAAATGGAAGACTTATATCTGAAAGGAGAAAGAGCCTATCCTATTTTTAAAGCATGTTTGAAGGATGAACCCACAAAATTAACCAAGGATAAGGTTAGAGTATTTCAAGGAGCACCTATTGCTTTACAATTACTTGTAAGGAAATATTATCTCCCTGTAGCTCGAACATTGTCCATGTTACCTTTTTCATCTGAATGTGCTGTTGGAATTAACGCTCAAGGTCCTGAATGGGATCAATTGGCGAAACATGTAATGCGTTATGGTAAAGATCGTATTCTTGCTGGTGATTACAGTAAGTATGATCTGCGCATGCCAGCACAGGTTATGTTTGTTGCATTCCGTATTATGATGGATATTGCAGAAGAATGTGGTTATTCCGAAGATGATTTAATTATCATGGAAGGGATCGCCACAGATATTTGCTATCCTTTAATGGCTTACAATGGAGATTTGATTCAACATTATGGTTCTAATCCTTCGGGACAGAACCTAACGGTATATATCAACTCTATTGTGAATGCTCTTTTATTCAGGTGTGCATATTATCACACTTATGCTGATCGTGAAGACGTACCAGCATTCCGTGATGTATGTTCACTCATCACTTATGGCGATGATGCGAAAAGTTCGGTTCATGCTCGTTTTCCAGAGTTTAATCACATTACTGTGGCAAAGTTCTTGGAAGAGCGTGATATGAAATTCACAATGCCTGATAAAGAATCGGAACCAACATGTTATATGACGGATGAAGAGGCTGATCTGCTTAAACGTGCTAATGTATATAGCGAAGATACAGGAATGATTATGGGAGCACTTGATGAAGATTCTATCTTCAAGAGTCTCCATGCAGTCCTTAAATCTAAAGCTATTACACGTGAACAACAAGCCATGCAGAATATTGACGGCGGTTTACGCGAGTGGTTTTCTCATGGTCGTGAAGTTTATGAAGCGCGGCGTGAGCAGATGAAGGAAGTTGCTAGACGTGCTGATATTACCCATGGTTGTACTGTCATTCATGAATCATATGATGATAGATTACAGCAATGGAAGGATAAGTACGAATAGACGACATTGTCTTGGGCAGACATTAAATGCATCCCTCTGGGCGTATCCCACCACGTCCAAAAACACCAAAAGGGGGCTCTCTGTATTGGATGACCATGCTTATCCAATTAGTCGATCATAGGATTAAGCATAGGCTTGCAGAGAGAGGCACTTTCCTCGCAAAGTACCCCTATTTAGGGGAGTATTCGCCATACGCAAGATTGACACACGCTCTGTGGATTAAGTCTTCCACAGATGCGATAATGATGACTTGCTACTATGAATAATAATAATAAATTTAATATTAAAATAAATGAGGAGAGTTTGGAGTCTCAACACCAGAATGTACATTTTAGTGATCAAACTCCACAATGGGATTACACAGTGGATAGTATGCCAGATTCCACATTCAATATAGCTGATACGAATGATGCTGATTTAGGAAATTTCTTTTCCCGACCAGTAAAAATTCAATCATATAATTGGGCGACAGGTGCAAATTTGTATGAAACATTTAATCCTTGGCAAGATTTCTTTGAAAACACCAGGGTACTGAATCGTATCACGAATTATAACCTTTTGCGCTGTAAACTGAAAGTCCGAATCGTTTTGAACGGTAACGGATTTCACTATGGACGAGCAATTGCGTCATACACACCACTGCACAATCTAGATGGTTTTACAAAGGATCGTTCCTTCTTCATCGAGGATGTTGTTGCAGCCAGTCAACGGCCACATGTGTATTTGGACCCCACAACTAGTCAGGGTGGTACACTCACACTTCCCTTCGTTTGGTACGAAAATGCATTGAGCATTCCGGACCAAGAATGGAGGGAGATGGGAGATATTATCATCCATGGCATGCAGAACTTGAAACATGCTAACGGAGCTACAGACTCTGTTACTGTTTCCGTGTTCGCTTGGGCTGAGGAAGTTTCCATCTCTATTCCTACAGCGAATGAGCCCGGTGCTCTTTCGCCTCAGATGGGAGAGGTGTTTACTCCACAAGCCGGAGATGAATATGGTTCTGGTCCAATTTCACGCCCCGCAGGCATTGTTGCTAAAGCTGCAGGAGCTCTAAGTAAGGTACCCGGTATAGGGATGTACGCTAGAGCTACTGAGCTCGCTGCATCTGCGGTATCGAGTATAGCAACTATGTTTGGTTACTCGCGTCCAGTACAATTAGCGGATATCACTCCGTACAAACCAACGTACCTGGGTAATATGGCTAACACCAACGTGCCCGATACAAGTAATAAACTGACGCTAGATTGCAAACAAGAGCTAACTATTGATCCAAGAACGATGGGTTTGGGTATGACAGATGAGATGACAATCAAATCTATCGCCCAACGTGAATCATTCTTGACGCAATTTGGTTGGCAAGTTGCTGATAGCACAGAGACATTGCTTTGGAACACTGAAGTGTGTCCAGTACTGTGGAATACAATATCAGGTGTAACCGGTAATGAATTGCATTTCCCAGCATGTTGTTTTGCTACTCTTCCGTTTCGGAGATGGAGGGGGACTATGAAATTTCGGTTTCAGATAGTCGCATCAGCCTTTCACAAAGGTAGGTTGAAGATTACGTATGATCCTTCCTATCCATTGACGAATGAGTACAATACAAACTACACACACATCATTGATCTAGCAAAAGAGCGTGATTTCACAATCGATATTGGTTGGGGTCATGAGAAGAGTTTGATTAATCATCGCACTCCAGGAGTAAATCCACCGCCTTATGGCTCGTCTGCACTTGGTGCAGATCCGGGCAATTCGGCGAATGGTATTCTTTCCGTTTACGTGGTGAATGAACTTACTGTTCCTAATTCTACAGCCAATAACGATATTGAAGTCAACGTCTTTATCTCTATGGGTGATGATTTTGAGGTCTTTGATCCGAATTCTTCGGATATTCAAGATCTTGTTTGGTTCCAGCCCCAAATGGGAGAGGTTTTCCAACCCCAGATGGCGGAAATGAACCAATCAGAGTCTCATCCAGACGCTGATCTTACGAAGAACGAGGACGAACCGATGAAGATGGAAGCATCGGACACCATGGCACCTACATTGAGTGATCAAGATCACACGACGTGTGTGTATTATGGTGATCCGGTAACATCTTTCCGGCAGTGCCTCAAGCGGTACAATTGGCATTCAGCCATTTCACCGAATTTTACAGCACCAAGTTTTCTGAATGTACAAAACTCAAATCTTCCGTACTATCGAGGATACCAACCCGGAGCGGTGCACGAAACAATCGTGCCAACTGCGGGAACACCGTACAATTATTGTAAGATGACATTGCTGAACTATGTCCTCCCTGCCTTTACAGTTTGGCGAGGAGGATTGAGATGGAAGTATCTCAGAACAGGCGGTACTACCCAGGACACGCATCTCATGCAAGTGAGACGTGTCGCCGTGGAGTCATCAGGCTACTCGCAAACGGAAACTCTGGCACTCAATCAGAAAGCTGGAAATCAGTCCGATCGTGTACGACAAGCAGAAATCTTGATTCCGCATACTTGGGACGGTGCCGTTGCAACAACGACACGTCAAAACCCAGTCATTGAGGCGGAAATGCCGTTCTATACCAATATTCGTTTCTTCCCAGCGAAGTATACGAATTTCTTGACAGGAACAACTTTCAATGCTTTTCACGATTTGACCACTGATTGGGGGACAACAGCTACGAACGCAGCTTTGATCCATAGTTACGTTTCAGTCGGTGAAGATTTTACCCTAGGGTTCTTCACTGGAGCTCCTGTTGCATGGCGAGTGCCACAGGAGGATGAACCAGCATCATCATAGATGCTGAGTCTCGCGGGGACAGACACCCCGTAACAGAAAATGTGGAGTTATAAGATTCTCCAGCAGGAAAAACAAAATCCACATCTCGGTGGCTGAGATGGGGGACATTTGTCCCTGAGCTATGCCGTATCTATTTCATGTGATGAAATTTTTACCTGGCATAGCCAGGGTTTTTTCGTAGTCACAAGTTTCAGTTAGCGTAGCTCAGTAGTGTAGGCGAAGACACTACCTTCGAGTGGGTTAGAATTGCAGACCCACTCGACGCTGAGCCATATATGCAAGATCGG